CGTTCAGCAACCATCATTGATGCAGTGTACTGGTTGATCTTATTCTTCTTTAAAGAGCTCAACGATATACCTATGTCAACAACATGGGTGTTTGTAGGACTACTATGTGGACGTGAACTTGCTATGGCAACAGTGACAGGCAAGGAAAAGTTCAAGACAGTGTTTCCGTTGGTGACCAAAGACTTCTTCAAGATGATGATAGGCTTAGGCGCATCAGTAGGCGTAGTGTTAATGATACACTATGTTATAGTACCGAACGGCTACTAAAAATAGAAAGGTAATGTGCAACGACATTGCCTTTCTTCTTGACTATGCTTGAACTGATTCCATACCGTCGGCATACATTTCTAAATTAGCAACATAATAACTCATGCTGTGATCAGCAAAGTTATCTATCTTACCTTGCTTTAGACCCATCCACATTCCACGCATACGATCTTTGAATAATTGGTAACCAGTTGGTGTACGAACATTTCCGTATGCATTCATATAATGCAGTTCGCCGTGATGTTTATAACCCATAATGGCAAGAGGAACACGAGTAACAATATCATTATTGTTCACCCAGCGATGATGAGTTACTTCTAAACTTTTTATATATTTAGGCCAACCTACTCTAGGAGAACCATATGTGTATAGTTCTTGCACAGGAGGAATATCAGGATATAAATGACAGCGGCTGGCCATAATAGTTGCCATTGCTGCTCCTAGTGAGTGTCCACAGAACCAAATCTTTTTGTTTTGGTTTGCCTTGCGTGAAATATCTTCTAATATCATAGGCCAAAGTTCATCTACTTCTGCTTTAAATCCTCGGTGTACTCTGCTTATAGTCTCTGCCATAACAGGTAATGCACGAAGATCTGCTTTGATGTCATTAAACTCTGTTGGTTGTGTTCCTCTACAGGCAATCACAAGATCATGCTTGTTCATAAAACGATATGCTTGTGCACCATCTTTATCATAAAATTCTACAGTATTAAACGAGTAATTTTTTGCTTGACTTTTCGCGTCTCTGCTGTTACTATATGCAAGTTGTGCTAGATTAGCGAATAATAAGGATTTTTCTTTGAAATTAAGTTTTGATATTTCCATTTTTGCCCTCCCGAACTATACTCATATTTATTTTTATAACAATAAATACACTGTATAGGAAAGTGCCATGAAAAAACACACTAGAAGTATCTTAGAAGAATTAAACAACCTTGGTTTAAACAAGGACAGTGATCGATTGATCGAAACAACTGCTAACAATATCATTAATAGTAGTATCAATTTAATCAACACTATAAACAAAAACTACGATGCAGCAACAGCTGGCGAGTTAGAACGGCGTTTTCTTAATTCAATTAAAAGTGGAGACCCACGCAAATTTAAGCGAGGAATAGAAAAGATTATAGAGAGTAAAAATAATGATTCTTAATGAAGGTGGTAATGTTTTTAAAACTGAACCAAAAGACCCTGACAGTGTTATAACTCAGCGTATTGCTACGCCTGATGTTGATCCAACAATAGATTGGCTTAATAAAACTTTTGGCTTTAAATTCGTTGATGAAGACAAATTAGGTACTACCGGCAAGAAAAACAAACCAGACGGTACATTTGAAGAAAACAGTTCAGGCGACATTGATTTAAATGTTGATAATAGAAAATTGCCTAAACAAGAAATAATTGCCAAACTATCTGCTTGGTGCCAAAAACAAGGCATACCTGATTTAGAAATTATGAACAAGGGCAGAACCTTTACAGCAGGATGGGTAGCAGACGCAGGACTTCAAGTACACTTTCGCACACCAATCAAAGGTGATCCTGCTAACGGCTTTGTGCAAACAGATTTTATGCTTACTGACAATCCTGCTCTACAGCGCGGTGCAAAGCGTGGAGGCACAGAACACTATACAGGTGCTGACAGAGCTGTACTACTATCAAGTCTTGCAAGAGGTAGGGGGCTTAAATTTAGCCCTACCAAAGGCGTGGTTGATCCCAACAATGGAGATGTTGTGGTAGCAGACGACTGGGATGAAATTGCAGAGATACTACTTGGACCAGGTGCAAGAGAAGCTGATACTCACACCGTAGAGAGCATGATTGCATATGTTAGAAATGATCCTGACTTTGAAGAACTTATTGCTCCGTGGTTAGAAAACATGGAGAAGGTTGGCAAAGGCCTACCTGAAAGTGCAGAGCTTGTAAGAATCAAAGAGCTTGCCGGCCTAAGCCTAAATAGTGTGAGAATGCTATGAGATTTTATGAATTCAAACAAATAGCCAAGCCTATACTAAACGAAGGCGCACGAATTGATCATGCAGAAGATGTTGTTTTCTGGGAAGGATCAAAAGGTGCGGCTCGTACAATTGAAAGTCTTAAAAATCTTGAACAAGGAGGACACAAAGATGTCACTATCAAATGGGATGGATCTCCCGCAATCATTTTTGGACGCAATGCAGATGGAGAGTTTACACTTACAGACAAATCAGGATTCGGAGCAAAGGGCTACGATGGAAAACCTAAAACAGCCAAAGACATTGAGCAAATGTTCTTGGGAAGAAAAGAACGCAAAGGAATAGAACCCGACGACAATTATAAAAGTTTTGCCGCAAACATGCGAAGCATTTATGACGAATATGAAAAAGCAGTGCCTAAAGATTTTGTAGGCTACTTCAAAGGAGATTTGTTATATTACAATCGTCCTCCAGTAGAAAACAATCAGTTTGTTTTTAAACCACAGATGGTAACATATCGTGTAGGAGTTAACAGTGCTCTAGGTAAAAAGATAGCAAAAAGTACAACAGGTGTTGTTGTTCATTTGCTTATGGATGAAAATGGGCAGGACGGTCCCCTACCACCAAACTACCTAGATATGTTTGAAGGTGACAGTGTTCTAGTATTTCCTAGTATAACAGTTGAAAAGCCTGCACAAGTCAATGACACAGCAATAAAAGAGCTACAAAGGATAGTTGCCAAAGATGCAGCTGCCATGGATAGATTCTTAGACACAGCAACATTAACCGATTTAAAAATGAAAAATGTACCTGACATACTCTACAACTATATGAATCAAAAAGTTGATACTGGACTTTCTAACATAAACTCAGATGATTTTATAAGATGGCTTGCAGGTTCAAGTGTAAGCAAAGCCAAACAAACAAAACTAGTAGATTACATTGGTAAAAATCGTGTAGGACTAGATGCTATATGGGAAGTAGTAAACGGTATAATGAAAGTCAAGAACGATATTATAGAACAGTTTGATAGCCACGATTCAGAAATTTCTGCAAGCATTGGTGATCAACCAGGAGGAGAAGGGTATGTACTAGCTCACCCACAAGGCTCCATAAAACTTGTAAATAGAGCTGGCTTCACTGCTGCTAATAGAGCAGTGCAACGATAAGGAAGGGAAACTATGAAAACTCAAACACAAGAAAAAGGTAGTGCCGATAAAGCTCACTATGGCAGTGCCGATAAAGCTCACTATGGCAGTGCCGATAAAGCTCACTATGGCGGAACAAAAACTGCATTCTATGGAAGTGCAAAACATGCACATTATGGAGGTGCTGGATCAGGCCACTATTACTATGGCAACGGAGAATCAAAATGAAAATAACAGATATACTTAAAGAAGGTGACTTTGGTGATCTAGGCCTTAAAGGTCTAGGAGCCGAACTTGATAAAGATGATGACTATAATCCAGAAACGGATAAGTTCTCTATGTCACAACAACTTGGAAAAGTGTTAGACAGTAGAGGAAATCCAAACCCGATGAATAGTGTTGAAACTAGAGATGGAGCAGAGGTTCAATTAACAATGGACCAAGCTGCAAACCTTATGAGCTTGTTAAAGCGTCCACCTGTTAATGGCACAGACAGACAAGAGAAAGAAAAATTCCAAAAAGACATTTCAAAGAAGGATGGACTTATGCCATTCTTAGATGCTAACGACGGCAAGACTATGCAACAACTTTATGTAACAAAATACATGAGCGACACAACTAAAATGGCGTTAGGAAGTAGAAGTAACAGAAGTAACTATACATAATGAATTTTTTACAAGAACTAGAAGAAGCAAGAATGACTCGCAACGATCAGAACATGAAGGTTCTGACCTATGCAGATTGCTGTGAGAGATTGTATCTCACACTATTAGTTCTTGATCTGATGAGGAATTTTCCAAAAGCCACTGCAACAGTAAGAGACTACAGCAGAAAATCAATAGATATTAATTACCAGCGTTTTAAAATAAGTGGCACAGACCTATACAACTTCATTTATTTTGTTACAGGCGACGAGAGAGCTATCGGCAAACTTAAAGACCCTGGCGCTGCAATGCAATCAAGATTGGCAACTTCCCTTCCACTTGATCGAATTAAATCTTATCTGCAACAATTAAGTAGTGGCACCTCATCTAGTTCTTCTCAACTGTTCATAAAACTTGAGAGGGTCTTAAATATTGCTAATACAGACTATAAAAATGTACGCCGTAGTATAAGCAATTGGGACTCGTTGGATACTAACAAGAAAAAAAATGTAGCAACTAGACTGTTATATGCTGTGCGAGCTAAATTAAGAAGTAGTGACATTATAGATGACTACGAAAAGTATATTGTCCTCAAAGATCTAGAAAGCAATTGGGTACAAGATACTGAACCTACAATCAGTAAACCAGATGTAAGTGCCGCAAGCAGGGATTATGTATTCTACAGATATCTAGTAGGAACTGAAAATATAATGCTAGTTAAGGGGTTCTTAGAACTAGCTGCTGCAGGCAAGCCTATACCTAGTAACATGGTAAAGGCCTATTTACCAGCCATTAAAGCAATGGATGATGTGGTAAGAGCTGGTCCTAGCTACATATCTATGTTTAGATCTATCCAAAATCGAGCCAAAAAGACCTTAAAGTAGCTTATTTTCCTATCTTGACTAAATAATATTATACAAACACTACTGAGCGTAGTGTGCTATTTTAGATAAAAGGAGAAGAAAATGGCAGCAACTTATGACTTTACACCAGCTAATGGTGGAGCAAACGAAGTAGGAACACTAGAAACAACAGGTGCTTTAAGCATGTTTCTTATTTCCCTAAAATCAACATCAAACGGTGATAACACAGCATTAGACCTTAAAACATCTAATGACGGTGCACATGGTTCTATCTACGATTTAATCATTCGTGAATTACAACCACACCTATTACACGCAGTAGATGACACATCAGGTGTTATGTCTGTAGTAGTTGATTCACACTCAAACACAGCAGCTTCAATTGCAGCACGTCTTGAAGCACAAGACGGTATCGGAACTGATACAACTGTTGCAGCAGCATCAAGCTTCGCTGTAGCATAATAGGTTTTAACCTAAACACAAAGCGCCACTTTAGGGTGGCGCTTTTTTTATGACCGTTAAATACTGTCATGAGAGTCACCTTGACCACTGTTATAGATATTACTGAAACCAACGCTCGCAAAGAAGATGACAAACTTGCTCGCAACCAGCAGGCAAATTATCTTACCATGTTGCAGACAGTTGGACTTAGGGTAAATGCTATACCATTAAAATGTGTTACACATGTAGGTGATGTATCAGAATTTGGATTTGGCAGTGCTATCACAGGCAAGCAGAGATATTGGGAATTTACGTTTGAACATGACTACGAAGGTGCCGTAACAGAACAAACTCTTACAGAAGATTTTGATCTTGTGCCTGTCATAACTGAACTAACAGAAACAGTGCATATAAATAATCGGGCGTTTAGAACCAAAGACAATACTGAGTGCAATATTATTTTTAAACTATCTGATAATTAACACTAGGCTAGACAATAAATAACTTTATAATTAAGGCAAAGCACACAAGGCATCCATTCATTAGGCCAACTAAGAGTTTACTAATTGCCCGAGAGTAAGGGTAAAATGGAGAGAGTTAAATGGCAAGAGCCAGAACAACAGATTTAGAAAGAGAAAATCTTGAAGCACATGTTGACTTATGTCAGCAACGTTATGAGAATCTTGAGTCACGTTTAACAGCAGTTGAGAAGAAACTGGAGCATGTACACCAAGATATTCAACTAGGCAACAAGAGCATGATCAAAGTGATCATAGGTGCAACAGGAACTATTGTTGCAGGCCTACTCTCCACCATAGTCGTTCTATTAATAAACTTCAATTAAACTTATATAAATACTGCATAGGAGTATGCAATGTATTTGAGAGAACTGACCTTACCAACTATTACAGAAGAAATGGACCCAGAAGTAGCCCGTGCCTCTTTGGCGGTTTTGCAGGCAATTGACACTTCTTCAAGCCAATGGCGTAAAACCAAAAGAGGTTCTATCAAAACTCAAGAACTAGAAGATTTACAAGAAATACTCAATCAATTAGGATACAATGCAGGCAAGGCAGATGGTTGGTTTGGTA